CATTAAAAACACATATAGTTGAGAAGAAAAATTCTAAGAATAACCAAGAGTGGAGTTGGGAAGAAACTCCAGAGCTAGTGGCAGCATTAGAACAATTAGAGAAATCATCTCAAGTAGTTAAAGATTTAGGTTATAGTTTAAGGAAGAGATAATGAGTTTCGTGAATAAAAATTTAATATCCTGATAAATGAATCTGCCTAATTTCTTTGGTACAATAAATACCAACGAATCGTAAAAATGTTACATGGCATCTTATTCTATTACCCTTCGTTCTCCTGATGGGGCAGAGACTACATTTGATTGTGAGGAAGATACTTATATTTTAGAACAAGCAGAAGAAGAGGGTCTTGACCTTCCATCATCTTGTAGAGCAGGTGCTTGTTCTGCATGTTTAGGTAAAGTTATAGAAGGTACAGTTAATAATGATGAACAATCATTCTTAGATGATGACCAGTTAGAGGAAGGATGGTCTTTATTATGTGTTGCCACTCCTGAGTCTGATTGTGTTATTCTTACAGAGCAAGAGGAGAATCTTGACTAAATAGTACTTCAGTACAATTACTTATTTTATTTTGAATGATAAGAAAGCAGCAAAAGTGTTATTAAAGAGGGCAAAGAAACATCCTGATTGGTACACTGAACAGGAAATATACTATGCAAAAAAGGTGAAAAAACAACTCAAACATGAAGAAAAGGAGAGTAAAAAGGATGGATAAACAAGAATATAGTGAAAAAGATTATTGGGAAGGTAAAGTTCCTGATGAATTATTTGATGAGTATCTTGAGAAATATGGTTACGAATACACTCCATAGAGTTACATTATAAAGTTTATAGATATATTACCTAACTAATGTTAGTATTACAACATATTTCTCCTTAAAACCCATGTTTATGCCTAATTTAGATGAACGATACCATTCTTATTTGGATGGTAAGAAGAAATTACGCATAGATGGTGAGGAGCATCGTGTAATAGCATATGGATATACTGATGATGGACAAACTATTGATGGATATTATTTGACAACTAATAATCATACTTTATACTATAATAAAGAATCAAAGTTCCTAAGAATGGAACCACTTGAGAAACTGGTACAGGTTTCTTGACAAGGATTTAGAACTCCTGTAGTATATAAGGAGAAATAAAATTGAAACGGAATGAAGTCTTTGTCATCAGTCGCTACTCCTTTGGCAGCGTTGTTTCTACTTTCGCCATCAGTATTAGCAGAGCAACGTCATGTTACTAGGTATCAACCAGGATATACCGAGGAGTCAGCATGTTATCGTTATGAATACAAGGAAGAATATGTTCCTGGTAGTTCTCAATCAAAAGGATATGTAAAATCAAGTAGGGATAAGATAGAAGTTCCTTGTGGTAATAGTAACGAGGTAGGAACTAACTATCAACAAAATACTCAACCTACTTATCATCAACCAACAACCAGTCGCCATAATGATGTTCATTTAGCTCATCATGGACAATCGACTATTAATAATGTCCAGTATTATCCAGCACCACCTCGTCAACAAGCAAGAAGAGGTGATGATAATAATTGTACATCAGGTACAGTATTAGGTGCTATTGCTGGTGGTGCAGGTGCATTTGGACTAACTAATGGTGG